CCGCTCTCTCGGCTTTTCTAAACGGCAAATCTACAGCTTGTGTAAGACGAAGAAATAGGTCTGGAACAGCTCCAAAAACAGCCTCGTAAACATTGCGAGGCGTTGATTTACTGATCAACGCATTGTTCCTTAAATCCTCTATCAACCGCCCAAAAGCTCTCTGAGCATTTAACGGACTTCCACTTACGTTTCCGACTTCGTAAGGCATTGCATCAGAACCTTTGATGATAACCTTCCACGCCTCTGGAAGAGATTTAAAAAACTCAGTGAGCCGCGTTACAGTTCTTGCGCGTATGTTATAAGAGTTATTCTCGTTTCCATAAAGAGAGTCTAATCCACCTGCGATTATGTCTGAAATTTCTCTAAATGGATAACCCATCAAATTACCCAATGCACCACCTTCAATAGACTTTGGAGAAAGAACCGAGCCTTGAACTGTTGCAAGATACAGATCTCCTGCCGACGCAGGGTTTATCCTGGCAAGTAATTGAGCAAGAACCACATCAGCTTCAATCTTTTTTGCATTAGCAAGATTAGCTGATGATTTGTTTTTTTTGATTCCAGCGAGATCACCATTATCAGCCGCATTCTTCCAATTCAATTCAGCGGTTTCAAGTTGGTTTGAAGCGTTTCGATATTGATCAATCGCATCTCCAAGTTTGGATGCCTGTTCTGAATTTAACTTTTTACCAAACTTCTGTAGTGTTTTATCAACAAGAAGTATGAACCCCGGTCTTGTTGTTGAATTGAGCAGTTTGGCTTGGTTGATTATCTGACCAGCAGTAGTGAGGTTTTTTGAAAGCGATGTCCCAAGTGCTGTGGCTTCATCTATTTTACCTTCAGCAAGCATTCTGTTAACAAGCTCAAGTGAATCAACTGTTTTTGTATTTGATTCAGGATTAGCAATGTCAGCTATGAGTTGGTCTTTTGTTTTAGCAGCAGCCTCGTTTTTAATTACGTCTTGGTTTTGACGCAAATAGGATGATTCAGGAGATTGAGCAATAGCCTCTCGCATCTGAGGCGGGATTCCTGGTGCAGCAGCAAGTCTTTCAGAAAATGCACGAGCCTCCATTTTCGGAGGAACTTGGATTGGAGATGGACGCTGAATCGTTTGAGCCAGTTGAGACCCAAATTCAGCGTCATCGAACTTGCCTTTGAAGTTCTGTCTGGCGTAGCGGATTCCCGCGGCAACACCATCGGCCACGCTTCCACCAGCGCGGATGACAGCTTGAGCCACCGACAACGCACCGTTCCAAGCCGCTCCCATGAGCTGAGGAAACGGGTTTGCGCCAAGACCAACGTCTACTTCAGTGCGAAGACCTTCGAGCTTCTGAGCGACCCCTTCGGCTTTCTGGCGGAACCTACCTTCTGTGGCAAGCCGCTCATCACGAGCTTTAAGACGTTCAGCTAAGATGTCGTCAACAGACCTAAGCGGAGTTCCTTCTGGTTCTCTGGCTGGAAGCATTCCTCCCTCCCTGGGAGCGGGTCGTTCTACCGTGAGTTCAGGAGTGATAATCTCGCCGGAACGAACAGGTTCAGCAGGAACTTCCGGAGTTGGTTCTCCGCGCATCAACTCCTCGGAAGTAAATTCCCGCCGGCCAAGTACCTTTCGTATTGCAGCAGATCGTTCACGAAGTGCCTGACGCTCACCAGCGCGTTTAGCTTGAACTCCCTCAGCAGTTGTAAGGGTTTCTGGACGAGCAGACTCAGCTTCTACGGCGATACGCTCATCACGGGTACGGAGTCGTTCAGCCAGCAAATCCTCTACAGAACGAAGCGGAGTGCCCTCTGTAGGCGTCGGAGCCTCTGCTTTGATGACAGGGGGTTCAGGAGTTACAGTTCCTCTCCGAACCGCTGTAGCTTCTTCAGGAGTTACAGAAGCTCTCCTCTCCATTACAGGAGGTCTGTTCCTGTCCTCAAATATTTCTGCGACTGTCTTGAGTGGAGTTCCTGAAGCCGCTGCTGACCTTTCTAAGGCAGCTTGTTGAGCGGCTTCTTGAGACTTTTTCTGCTGCTCGACAAAGGCGTTTTCCTTCTCAAGAGCAACCCTTTCCTCATCGGGAACAAATCGAGAACGGGAGCGCGGACCCTCTCCAACGGGTTCCTTGCTATAGACGAACGGTTCATCAGGGTTCAGTTCGTTTACATACTTCCTGAATTGAGTCTTAAGATTCTCAACCGGAACGATCCGCTCCATCTGATCAAGTAGGCCACTGACTTGGCCTATCGCTTCACCAACGGTTTTCTTCTGGGAAGCAAGGTTGTTAAGGATATCAACCTGAGTGACATTTTTCCCGGGAACATTAAGCGAACGGGCTACTTCCGCTCCAAGACCAGCGGCAAACAAGGTTCCGATCAAAGCCTCGTAGGAAGCCTTTAGCTTTTCTTCTGGGGTAGCGTTTGGATCTGAGATCGTCTGCAATGCAATGCCGGAGGACTCAGCGGATCCACGGGTTATCTCTGGAACCAGCAAACGGGGAATGGTTTTTGCCGCTTGATCAACAGTACGAGCCGCTTCTGACGCACGAGTTAAATCGGCAATCTGTGCAGCGCGAACGGCGGCGGGAGTGGTTGATTCTGCAAACTCAGTCCCAGCAACCAACGCTGGAATACGAGCAGCCTGACGAGCGGCTCCGGCAATACCGATGCCCATCACGTTCATGGGCGACAAGAGGTCCGCGGACACTTGGCCCAACACCTCACCAGCGGGGCGGGTGACGTACTCGGGAATCGGAGTGTACTCGCTTATCGTTTCTCCAAGACTGCGACCAATTCGAGCTGCTCGCTCACGCTTCTCGGTGGATGCGGATCCAAGAGCCATGATGCCTTCTCGTTCGATACGAGAGGCTGCATCAAGCATTTCCTCTGGCTTTCGATAAGTGTCCCTACCAAGAGCCTTATCAATCAACATGCCCGGGGCTTCGCTTGCTTGCTGAAGAACTCGTCCAGCAGTCCCAACATCTTGGGGGGTTGGACCACCAAACGCCAACGGCGCGGCAAGACGAGCCAATGAAGGGGCCACAGACTTGGCCCGCTCATACAGGCTAGGAGGCTCCTGAAGCACCGGAGCATTCGGATATTTCTGCTGCCCAGCAAAAGCAAATGCCCTCTTAATATCTTCAAGATCTGGTTCTTCATCTCCTTCAAGATAAAGAGAAACTCCAGTTGATTCTTGAAAAACTTTATATTTAGGCATATTTCTATTGTTCTTCTTCTTCGGGTATTGTTACTTGATAACCAGGAATACTGGTAGGCTTGGTTGCTTTTGTTCCTTTGACTTCAGGTTTAGGCGGTTCACCTCCAAAACCCTTTCGTTTTCCAAACACTTGCTTTTCTATTGCATCTATTGATTCTTGAGGTGTTCCTGGTTTAAACGAAAGCACCCTCTTTGTTTCACCAGTCAAAGGATTTTGCTCAAGTCTAGTAGAGTACAACGCTTCTCCAGATTCAGCCTGCTTAATAGCGTTATCAATTATGTTTCTGTACTGAGGATACTTTTGTTTCGTCTGCTCAATATCGTCTGGAGTTCCACCAATCTGACCAAGCCCAGGAATATAGAAGCTCATGTATCCAGACTTTGTAAGTCTTGCTTCTTTTTGAGCAGCTTCTTTTGTTTTCTCCTGAGCTTCCATGAACGCAGTTGTCTCAACATCTGGTTCTCCAAGACTGATGCCTCGACTAGAAAGATACCCTCTCATTTCCGGCTCCCGTGTTTTAAGAGCGTTCATCCGATCAGATTCAACCTTTGCCTGACCTAATTCGGCCTCAGCTATTCCAGCTTGGGTTGCTGCATCAAGAGGTCCAGTGTAGTTCTTAGCAGTTCCACTCAAAGCCATAGCGGCACCTCTTGCTTTTGATGTTCCAGTCAACAAATTGGCCTCCCGCTCAGAAGCCAATCGCTTGAGATCCTCCTCAAGCATCATCTGACGTTGAGCTTTCATGCGATCCATCAGCAAACCCTCCTCCATTAAAGCCTTCTTCGCATAGTTCCGATTCCGGATGTCCTCGTTGGTCCCGGTGAACTCGCCGGCAATACCTCCGGTGAGCATGGAGAGACCCTTCATGAAAGGGTTGATGCGCTGATTGGCCTGCTCCTCAAGCAAAGCCCTGATGTCATTAGTAGCCATAAGATATTATTTAGTAACCCTGCAATGACCGCATCGCACCCCGTCTCCTGAATCCGCTCATGGCGGCATTCATGATCTGATCGGGATCGTAGTTGATGTATCGGTACTGGTCCTGCTGTTGTTGGGAGTTGGCCAGCAAGTCAGCGTAGAGCTTGGCGAAAGGATCGGCCTGACGATCGGGTAGAGGAACCTCCTTGGTTCCCTTGGTGGGGATGACGGTTTCACGCCTTACGAGAGGAGTGACTGGCTCCCTAGGGGGAAGGGGGGTTCCGGTGTATGTACCAGTGCCGGGTCGAACTCCGCCACCGGGAGGAGTTGTGGTCGTGCCACCGCCAGGAGGAGTAGTCGTGGTTCCACCACCGGGAGGGGTGGTTACAACAGGAGGCTTAGTGGTATCTTCGACTGGAGGTTTTTCAGAACACTTGCCTCCTACACAATCAAATTGTTGTGTTTGATAATTCCATTTATAGCCATTTTGATCAGTAGGAAACACCTCTCCGCTTGGACTGGTGTAAGGGGCTAACTTGTCATCTTTGCCTGTTGGATCAAACACACTCCAAGGTGAATCCTTAAACTCATCACCCGGTTTTGGTTTAGCATCTTCTTTCCAGTCAGGAGTTATGTCTTTAACACCACCAGGACCAGCCGTTACATTCCCTCCAGTGTTATCAAACCCACCTACGCTAGTAGTTGTAGGTTCATCCGCTCCAACAGATTGATATGATTCAACTGGTGTTGGTGTTACTTGAGAAGTTGAAGGCGCGGTGTTGACTCCAAAATTAAACTTCTGAGGTACAACTCCTTTATCCAAATCTTCTTGAGATACTGAATACGCACTTGGGCGTATAATTGTATCCCTAATATTGTTTCTGTCAGCATAGAGAACATCTCCATTCTCCATTTGCCCGATAGGTATATAATCCGGAATCGTTCTTCCCGGGATTGAAACCGGTTCTCCACGAGTCACAACGCCTTGAGGAACCGAAGGTATTTGGCCTGCAAAGTCAGAGGGGTTTGCGTCAACCACTCCGATTGTGCCACCAAGATCCCCGGGTGGAACGAGACCTGTAAAACCATATCTATCCTCAGTCTTCGGATCCAGCGGGGTTCCGATTCCTGTTCTTATAAGCGCATCTTGTTCATCACCGCTCTTAATGTTGATTCGCTCAGTGGGTTGATCTCGGATGTTGTAATCGATGTTTCCAAAACCTACGTCTGAAGGAGCAGCCTGAAACTCAAAGCCTCCCGTCCTCCAGTTGTATGGAGCTTCTTGTCCATACGGATCTAAACCGTAAAACAAATCACCAACCCTGACTCCTGCCATATTGGGGACTAAATCTCCCATCTTGTATCCGGGATATCCCGGGAACTCATCTACGGCATTGGCCTGATTCAGGTCTTGAGCCAGATTATCGATTGCGTCAGCCATAGGCATATATCAGTTTTTAGGGATTATGCTGTTGATTCGAGCTATCATCCAGTTGGCCACAAGCTTCTTTACCTTCGGCTTGTTCTTGAGCCACTTCGCGAACTTCTCGGCGTTGCTGTCGTAGAAGTTCTTGAACCACTTGGGTCCAACGAGTTCCTTCCAGAAGTAGAACGCTTCCCACTGATCGGGGATACACTCACGAGCGACGAAGCATCCGCCAAGCCCGAAGCCCGCGTAGGATGATCCAAGGTTTCCGATCGCACCAGCATACCCTTTGAACTGATTCATGAAGGAATTGGCTTGATCGGATGTGTATTGGTTCTGAGCGTTTGTGAGCGCAAAGTTACTACCCATCTTCATCAAGTCTCCAGGGCTAGACATCTGGGCACCCTGAATTAACTGAGGAGTCATAAACGGAGAGGCACCCTGCTGAAGACCACCTAGCTGGGCAGCTTGGGATGAGACCGGCTGAAGTCCAAGGGCCGATTGGACATTGGCAATGTTCTGCTGGCGACCGGACAGCATCTGCTGCTGCGAAGCCATCTGGCCGGCAAAGCTCTGTTGCGCCGCGGTGTTCCGCTGGCCGGTGGCTGCGAGGATGTTCTGGAAGGCTTCCTGAGCGTTCCGATTTGCAGTGTCGCTCGTACTCTGACCGCTCTGAAGCAAGCCCATTGCGGCGTTCCAGCGTTGAGAGTTGGCGTTTCCAAGAGCATCTTGAATTGCAAGCGACTCACGAAGAGCCGAAGGATTTCCAAGAACATTGCCAATGGAACTACCGCGAGCGCGAGCGGCCTGTTGGACCCGTCGCTCCATGCTTGGATCCAGAGTACCAACCTGAGAAAGACCCTGCTGGATCTGACGCTCAAGCTCGCTACGGATCAACTGAGAAGCCCCGGTATCCTGTTGGGCACCAGGCATTCCAACCCTCTCGTAGGTAGGCGATTCTAACCGAGTATCCGGAGCAGCGGCATCCCCCTTAACATCGCTGAGGAACTGCTCGTAGAGATCGAACTTCCGAGGATCAAGAGCCTCCAGCTCGCTTCGACGTTGTTCGGCAAACTGCGTTCCATACTTATTTGCAAGATCAAGCTGTTCTTTAGCTAAAGGATCTGCGAGCTTGGATAAAGCAAGAGCTGTTTGCTTGGTGATATCAACATCACCAATGCCTGTAAAATCGTATGTTCTTTTGGCACCTTCTGGACCGTATTTAATTTCAGTGCCAGATCTAGCGGCTTGTTCTAATGCACGAATGAAAGGATATTGCTCGGCCTGAGCTTTTATCGCTTCGGCAGTAGAGGCAGCAAGGTCCGGCGGTTTGTAACTTGGGCCGCACATTTGCGGCTGACCCCAAGGAATGCAGGAGTACTCTTTAGCCCAGTCCTCTTTGGCAAACAGCATTACGCTGTGAGCCAGAACCTTTGATGTATTAAAATCTATATTCATACTCCTCCTTCAAAAATCTCGGTTTTCCAAATGGGATTATATCCAAACTTCTTCATATATGAGTTGTATGGACTATTCTCATTGCAGGCTATGAAATACTTAGGAAACCCTTTTGTCTCCATAATAGAGTCATAAACCCGTTTGAGGTGCATACTGTCTCTGGCCGACACTTTTTCGGTGTGATTCCAAAGAAGCAGGACAGGCACCCTTCCAAAAGATGACGCGCCAATGATCTCGCCGTTTCTTTCAACCACATGGGTTGGATGAATGATCGAGTCGTTGTTTGCCCGCGCAGCTTGAAGAGCTTGAGACTCTTGCTCAAGCGTTTGTATCATTCGTACTCTCGGGAATGCGTTCATTGTTGGGGTCTGACCGAATCGACGAATCCGGAGAGAATGGTGGATTGCAGAGACAAGCGACCAGCGTCTGCGGTTACCTTGAATTGCAAAGTATTCCAGCGGCCTTGGCTGATCAGGTTGTAAGCCTTCAGGAACTTCTGGCTTGAGGTGATCGCCAGCGCGGAATCGAGAGTCACGAATGTGTCCGACATATCCTTGGCCAACGACACTGCGGCGGTCGTGGTGGCGGTGGTGTACGGGTTATCGAAAGCGAACTGAACGCTGTACCCGATCTTGTCGGGGATAGGTTCGTTGAGGTTGTAAGCCTTGGTGATCACCGTGGATTCGTAATCCGCACCGCCATCGGTGTATGCGGAGCTTGAGACCGGCGACAACCGGGTGTTCGGAAGGTAATCGTTGAAGGACCAGACCTGGCCTGCTCCCGCTGACACCGAGACAATGTCGCCGGCAAACATGAGGACG